TACATTCTCATCCACAATGGGATTCAGTAATGTCTGAGGCTGATTACAAAATCTGTATCTCTGAAGGATACAGAGTTTGCGGCATTGTGTCCACATACGACAACAAAACCCGTGCGAGGTTTTGGGGTACAGACCACGTGGTTCCGTTGAAACAGTCGTATATAAAGTGAGGAGATATGCCACACGTTGCCTATGCAAAGTCTTGGAAGAGTTGTTCGCGTAAGCGAATGATTAAACTTGCCAAAGACCCCAAAGTTCATTCGAGATTACGGGTGATGCTTGAGGGTTGGATTGTATTTCTTTCTTCTGAGGATGTTCAGGAAAAATTGTTTTTTGCACAATCATCGTTGCAGGGTTTCGCTAGGTTAAAGGCTGATGACAATGAACGGGTAAAGCTTAATAAAGAAGTACCTGAACCTGAGTTGACGCCCGACGATAAAGCACGAAGAATTATTAACGAAGTTGCTAAACATGTGGAGGAGCTACATGCCAGCAAAACAAATTCAAGCAGTCCAAGTGGGGCTTGAGGATGCGCGTGGATTTTCCCGCGTGTGGAATTACAATGGTATCACCATCATCTTTGATGATGTACACCTTACGTTTGCAAGAGATTTTGCGAATGTGACGTTGAATTCTCTTGTAAATAGGATCAAAGCCTCACAAGCGCAGCCAAAGATTCTGACGGAGGGAATCAATGAGCACACGAATGTCACAAAAGAAGAAAAACATTGACGAAGCCAAGGCGGCTATGGCTCGTGCAACAAACAGTCAAACGAGTGGTACGACCACAGGTGGTTTGCAAACAGGGCAAGTGATTCAGGTTAACCAACCTGAACACGTTTGTCCGTATTGCGGTCGCTGCAAACACTGTGGTCAGCCGGTTCCACCGCCAATTTATCCACATCCGGTTATTATTCCAGCGCCAACAGTTCCGCCTTATCAGCCATTTCCATTTCCATTTCCGTATATTGGTGACCCGATTATGCCGCCATATACGGTTACGTGTGGAAGCACGGGAAATGAGGCGTCAAGGGGTACGGCTACTTCTGGTGCTGTTTTGCCGCGTGGTATTAGTGGAGAGTTTAATGTAGTTCGCTAATATTTATCTTGGAGGAGAAGATGAAGTATTACACACATCGATCGTTTAAGATTGCTGTTTCCGATGGGGCGCGTATCGACCAGCTTCGTTGGGATTATGCATTTTTGGATGCAAAGGCATTTGTGGCAAAGTATGGAACCCATGATATAGAGAAGCTTCTTGCCGAGGCACATGATGGAAGAAGTAATCAATAAGCTGTGGGTAGGCGGCGACACTGACTACAACAAGTTAAAGGGTAGGTCGGATTTTTCATTTCTTAGATGCTGTAAGGATGGTCCCGGAAGCCATAAAGAGACAGTGGGATACACTACACGTGGCGCACCAAAGGGACCAGAGTATTTGGCGGCTGTGCGTGGTCACAGGATGGCTCTTAACTATATTGACAACGATGATCCTAATTATATTCCAGAAGAAATGATAAAAAAGGGATTGCGGTTTATCGATGCACAGTTAGCAGAGGGACGTAGAATTTTGGTTGCGTGTAACGCCGGGCGTTCACGCGGGCCTACGATGGCGATGCTTTACTTGAGGAGTATTGGCGAGTTGCCATACAACTTTGTACAAGCTCAGAGAATTTTCCACGGGCTTTATCGGAATTATGACCCCGACATTGGGGTACACACATGGGCTAAACAACATTGGGGAACACTTAATTGTTGGATAAGGGGAAGTGGCGGCCCAACAGGATTGGTGGAACAAAATGGCTAATGGTCCCGCAGATAGCTTGTCTAATACTTTAAAAGACACACTCATAAAGCCTGTGAAAACAGTCATTGACACGGTAGATAAAATTATACCAGATTCTTGGACTGGAAAAAAGCCTGTAGACACATCTTGGCATGATCAACAGGTGCGCGAAGCTAATAAATCATTTGGCGTAAAGACCGACCAAGATTCTTCTGGTTCGTCACAACCGGTGCAACCCGTAAAGAAAACTACACCGGCTCCTAAAAAGTATCACAAAGGTACCGACTACGTTCCTGAGACTGGCCCCGCTGTTCTTAAAAAGGGTGAGGCTGTGTTGAACACAGCGGACGCAGGTAAATTCAGAGAGGCAAAAAACAAAATGGCAAAAGATTGGTCAGGAAATGCCAAGGATGGCCTTGCTGGCAAGACTGGTGAGAAGCCGCCCAAAAAGATTAGCCATATCGTCCATCATAAAATACAGGGTGGTGGGCATCACTTTGAGCATCATCATACACATCCCGATCATCATCCGGTGGAGCATCATTATGCTGCCGATGATGATGGTATGGTTCATCACATGTTGACTCATGCCGGTACTCCGAATCCCGGAGAAGCCGAGGCTGAGGCTGGTACCCCGGAAAATTATCAGCCCGGCGCGTCACCGAATGCGGCTATTGAAGCTGCTGCATCACCGGCTGCAATGGCTGGTCCTAGTCCTGCTGCTAGTCCTGCTGCTGGACCTACTATGGGAGCATAAAATGGCAGAAGAGACAGTAAAACTTAGTAAGCACCGCGTGGTTATGCACTTAGCGAAGGGCGGCCTTCATAAGGCGCTGCATGTTCCTGAAGGGGAGAAAATTCCTGAAGATAAACTAGAAGCAGCTACCAATAGTTCTAATCCGCATGTAAAATCGATGGCGGTTTTGGCAAAAAACATGAAAGGTTGGCATCACGGCGGGTAACTGATAGGAAAAACCATGAACTTGGAGGAGCTTAGGCGGGTAGCGGCAGAGTGTCGTGCGAATGAACACTATCAGTATTATCGGCTTCATGACGATAATGAACCTGACGGCGAATTCATGCAGCTTTCTGTTCGTAGTTTCCAGAGGTTATCAGACGAACAACAGTGTGCAGTTTTTGATAGTTGGCATAAATTTCTTTCTGAATCTGGTGACCATGCGGAACAGGTTAATGCGACCGGGGAAATGATGAGACTGCGCTTTTTGGCGCAGACTAATTTATATTTCATGTGCAAGTTGTTGGTTATATACGGTCAGGTTACGTTAGGCGCACATGAGTATATATGCAATAGTTTTTTTGTGCAGAAAGACCCCACTCTTCCTACGTTTCGTGCGTTTGCAGATGGTTACGGTGACCTGAAAAGTCGCTTGCTTTTGGTTCCTCGTGGTGGATTTAAGAGTTCTATTGACATTGCTGATTGTGTACAGTGGATTGTTTGCTATCCAGAGATAACTATAGCCATTATGACCGGAGTGTTCAAGCTCGCTACTGATTTTATTTCGGAGCTTAGAGCGCACTTTATGATGGAAGATAGCGGGAGCATAGACGAAACCACAAAAAAGCCTATTTATAGGCCATGTAAGGTTTTGGACCGCGTTACGGGAGATAAAGAGACCAGTATTTTTCAAGTTTTGTTTCCTGAACACTGTATTCCTCCCGGTGAAGGTATTCAAACAGAGTTTCAAACCGCTGCTGCTGGTGAGATAAGGGAACCGTCAGTACGGTCGGCATCTATTGAACAAGCTTTGTCTGGTGCGCACTATTGTCTTTCTCCAGATACTTGGGTCTATACCGAGGATGGTGTAAAGCAAGTTAAGAACTTTCAAATTGGAGACAAAGTTCTTACTCATAAAGGAAGGTACAGGAGGGTTGTTGCATTAAAAGAAAGATTATCAGATAGAGTAACAATCACGTTTAAGAAGATTGGAGCGTTCCCGGTTACTTGTTCGGTTGACCACCCGTTTTTGACAGACCAGGGTTGGGAAGATGCTGAAAATCTAGTAATTGGAACAAAAATTATGAGACCTGTTGTAAATGAATCTCCCTCATCCCCTATACCGCAGTTAGAATCTGTTTATAATATGTTTGGTTGGTTTATTGCAGAAGGTTCTATTCGTAATAATCAGGTTCAATTTTCAGGCAATATCGATGAAACTGAGGTTTTTGAAAATTTAGGAAAACTTTTTGTTGCATATGGAGCAGATAGTTATAGAATAAAGCAGGTTTGTGATAGAGGGATTGTTCTTTATATACGAAAGGCACCAAAAGTTTTTACTGATGTTTTTCGGTCAATGTATGTTGGGCCATGCAGGAAAAATATACCGGCATGGTTAATAAATTCTCCAAGGGAATTATTGATGGCCCTTGTTCGTGGGATGTGGTCTGGTGATGGAGATGACCGTGGTAGCCTGACAACCATATCAGATGAAATAGCTGCCGGTGCTTTAATGATAAAGCAAAAACTCGGTTTGCAACAGTCTTGCAGCGTGGCCGTTAAAGAGAATCATACTTTGCGTGTATGGGGAAATGTAGGACTATATGAAGGAAAACCAACTAACCCAAGAAACGGAAGCGACACATCTATTGTTGAAAGTGTAGACCGTGTTGGTGTGGGTTCTGTTATTTCTGTTCAGATAGAAGAGGACGAAACAATTTGCATAGTTGGTGCAGTTACACATAACTGTGTGATGAAGTTGGATGACGTGGTTACAAACGAAAACAGTTTGACCCTTGATCGACTTGCAAAAGTTAACAGGCAAATAGGCATCAATAAAGCTCTAATGCATCCGTATGGTTTTCTGGATGTTATTGGTACGTGGTATGATGAGCACGATTATTACGGCCAGATGATTTCCAAAGAGATTTCAAGTGCAGAAAGACATGGTTTGCAAGGCAACATACGTGGTTCTATTGACAGCGGGCAATTTGATAGTGCGGTTTTGGCAAAGGTACACCTTCGTGCTGCGCTTTGGCTCACAGATGAAGCCAAACGACTAGGTAAGATTGAGGAAGAGACAGTAGCAAGTGATTGGGTTATTTGGTTTCCTGAACTTCTGTCATATGATACATTGATGGGTTTGAAGGAACAAGACCCCGATGTTTTTCCAATCAAGTATCTCAATGATCCGCGTCAGGTGCATAAGATAAAGTTTCCACGTGAACTTTTGATGCGCCGTACAATTCCACAGATACAACTTCCTCAACAGGGAGTGATTGTATCGGTAGTAGATGCTGCGTATTCTTTGAAGTCATGGGCAGATTACACTGTGATTATTACTGCCCTGATTTATGGGGGTAGGTTTTACATCTTGAATATGGTCAGGGGACGGTTTAATGAGTATGAGTTGCCGTCTGTGATCGCGGCTATTGGTTTGAAGTGGAAGCCTAAGAGGATATGTATCGAAAACTCTGTGGGCGTGAAGTGGATTAGTCCCGAGTTGCGACGGGAAATGCAGAAGCTACAGATTTCCATTCCTGTTGAGTTCGTGTCGCTTGGGTTAGGTACTAAGGCGAAATCAAAGCAACTGAAAGCAAAACCAGTGCTTCGTTTGTTGGGGGATGAGCGACTATATTTTTCTAAATCCTGCGAAGGGTTGGAAGAAATCTATAACGAGATGGAGCAGTTTACCGGCACTAGCGATGACGTTCATGATGACATAGTGGATGCATTGTCATTACTGGTTAGTCAGTTTAGCGCGTATGCGGATATGGGTAGTAGGTTAGAAGTAACCAACGTAGATTATGCCGCCCACCAGAGAGAGGCTGAGCTTTCGGATTTGGTTTACTGTACTGGAAAATATTCGTATTTGAGTAGTAATATGGCGGCTGACGATAACCCACGGACGGCTTTTCAAGTTGAACAAGCACAGGCTGTGCAAGAGCCTGAATCCATTGATCCGTTTGCTGATTTGATGGGGTAGGAAGCTAAATGGCAGATTTGGTAAAAGATGGTAACGAAGGTCGGTCATTAACACCCCAAGACTACGGTCCCGGTGCGGTCCTAAAGACATTTGACGCCGACCTAGCTTTGGTTACGGGCGCTGCCCGTAGGGCAGAGTCATTCATTACGAATAAGCAGTGGAACCTGCTTTGGCGTGATGCCGATTTGCTTTATCAGTCGCCCCGTCCTTTGACGGTATATGAAAATACTTATATCCTTGAGCCTAATGTGCAGCGATTCACAGTAGCCAAGGTTTTGAACGCCGTGGTGCCGCAGTTGTACAAGGGTCTTTTTTATACTGACCCTCCTTTTCTGCCGCGCCCTCGTCCGGGAACTTCTCAGAAAGTGGTGGATGCCAAGAAAACGCTTGCATCCGTGTTGCTCGATGAGTGCAACTTTAAGGCTGAGGTTCGCGCCGGGCTTGAGTGTATGGGTTTGTTTGGAACAGGTATTTGGAAGTGGGGTATTGATTATAAAGAAATAGAGACTATAACTAGAGAGCCAGATTCCGCTATTGCGTCCACTGGTAATACTGCTCCCGGAGCACCTGCCGAACAAGTTACCGTTCACAAGGATACGCCGCCAAAGTTAATCAGAAAAACGCGCATAGTGCCGAGACCGTTTTTTGAGTCGCGTCCTTTGGATAAGGTGCTGGTTGATCCTAAAACTTATATTGGTGACATTCGTCACGCACGGTATGTAATTGACGTGCGTTATGTAGATTTTTACGACATTGATAAAATTCGTAAGGCTCTCGCTGAATTACCGGAAGATCATCCTGACCGTAAAGGTTGGAGATTCCCGATGGACGAAAAGGGTCTTATGTCGTGGTGGTTTCCACCTAACCAGAATTCCACGGCAGCGCCTCTGGCAGTCGAGTTAGCAGCCGAAGCGAAGGGGTTTGTTCACCATGCTCAAGACGCCAATGTACAGGCTACTCCTGATATGCTGGCAACCAAGAAAGAGTTACTTGAGTATTGGGATAAGGGACGCAAGATTTTCGTTCTGAGTAGAGAGCACGTTATGTACTCGGGCGATAATGAGTTCAAAAAGGTTCCGTTTCTTTCTGCAAATTGGTGGAATAGATCAAGGGCGTTTTATGGCATGGGTCTTGGGTTGATTGTTGGACAGAATCAAAGAGTTGACCAAGGTACAATTAACTCTATTCTTAAAATTCTGTCATTTGGTATTAACCCTGTGTATCTTCGTAGGAGAGATTCAAACGCACCGACGCAAATGATGCGTACAAGTATCGGCAAGATTTTTACGGTAGATGCTCCTTCTGATGGAGATTTGTCGAAGGTTTACAAGTTACTTGAGACACCAAAGGTGCCGGATGGCATTTGGCAAGCACTAGGAGAATCCGAGAAAGCAACAGAAAGTTCCTCTGGTGCCGATCAAGCACTTGTGCAAGGATCAACAGCCGGGCCTAGAAACGGCATGGGCCGCACTGCTGGTGGTGCTGGCATTCTGGCGAATGCTAGTGCGACTCGCTTGGATGGACCGTTAGATAATTTTATAGACCAAGTGTTTTTGCCATTCATGTATATTCTTGATGGTTTGATTTTTTGCTATCTCTCTGATGCCGAGATTTTCAATATTCTTGGCGATGAAATGGGCAAGGATTATGAACTCAACTTTAAGGAATTCCATGACGGTCGTGTTGAGTATGAGATTCTTGCTGGTGCAAGCCTTGCGGCAAAGCGCACCATGGCACAGTCAATGATGTTGATTACTCAGTTTCTTGAGAATCCGGGTGTGCAGGAAAATCTGGCTGACATTAACGGCGAGTACATTGATTTCAAACCGATCTTTAGTATGTGGATGGAAGCGACTGAGTGGAAAAATAAGCAAGACATTCTCAAGCCGCTTACGCCTGAAATGTTGCAACGTAGGCAACAGAAGTCCCAAGCGGCCCAAGCGCAATCTAAAGCGGCTATCACTGCTCAGAGTAATCAGCAGAAATTCTTACAGAAGTCTGCTTTACAGCAGCAGTCGGCTGACGATAGAATTAAACGCGACCTTGTTGTAGCTTCATTCAGGGATAGTTCAATGAGCGAAGCTACTGAGGGCGTTCCATCTACGGGTGGACTTGAGGGTATGATGCCCTCAGTGGTCTAATCATTTGACCGGAGGAGGGAAAGGTTAAATGCAGGACGAGAAAGCATATTTTCCAGAAATCACATTGACAGACGATGAACGGGCACAGTTGATGCAAACTATTACAACTCCCGGTCAAGTAGTTTTCAATAAGATTTTCAAATCTGTAGTTGATGGTTACACTACTTATTTGTTAAACACGCCAGAAAACGACAAAGACTTACTTTTTGCGCGTTTTTTGATGAGTAAGGTAGCTGCGCAATTGTTTACGTCACTGGTCAATCATGTGAACTCTGAAATAGCGACGTATAAAGAGTATATGGCACAACATAAGTCTAATACTCCCTCAGACGACACTGAGGGCGTGTTGGATATTGGTGAGCGTCCTAGTACACCAGATGACGTGGAACGTGACGAATCACTTGATCTGCTTATTGAAGGAGGAGTTTAATGGCAGAGAACGTAGATAATAACGCCGTACAGGACGGTGAATCACAGGTGCCTGTAGTGGCCGAGACCGTTGCTGTTGCACCAGTTGAGCTTCCTGAACTTCGGTATGTTTATCAGCCTAAAGATGAGGAAGGCAGACCACTCGGAGCAAAGCAGGTTATCAAGTATAGGACTTCTGAAGAGTTGGCAGATAAGTTGGCGGAACAGAACACGCTTTTGGTTAGAAAGTTGCGCTCTGTTACGCGCCAGAATCGTCTTGGAACTGCGGAAGCTGATGAAATTCCTGCCGAGTCTGCTAAGTTTGCTGAACCTATTTCATTTAAGCCGGTTACTCTTACTGATGAGCAGAGAATACAGATTTCTCGTGATTTGCTAGACCCTGAAAAGTTTGACGAAGCTAGTGATGCACTGGTTACTGCTAAATTTGGTGTGCAGCCTGAGAAGATTATAAAGACTCTTGCAGAAGTGCAGGGCACGAATATTCGTATTCTTGCCAAGATTGAGTCTGATGCGTTTGTAGCTGCCAATCCAGATTATGTTAAGTGTAATGGCAATTTTGAGGCTATTACAAGTTGGATGGTGCGTTACGATTTGGCTCCAACAAGGGAGAATTTTCAACTGGCTTATGACACGTTGAAAAAGTCTGGTGTTTTGGTTGTGAGTTATACGGATGTTCCTGAAGATGAGCGTCCAGTGCAGGCGGTTCCTGTTGTACCGGTGCAAGCGGTTCCTGTTGTTGAGCCTGTTGTGCAAGCGGCACCAGTACCAGCACCAGTGGTAGAACAGACTCCCGATCTTACGCCGGGTACTGCTCATATTCCTACTGGATTCAATCGTGAAAACTCTGATTCATCTGCGCCCATTAAACCCTCTGATGACGAAGTTGTTTATGAGGTTTTGGTGCGTGGTGAGAAAAAGTTATACAAAGGATTGTCGGCAATCAATGCCATGCCGTCCGAAGTATACCGTAGATGGATTTTGAGCGATCCAAAGAATGTCGCGCTTGAGGCAAGGCTTGAACAAGAGGCTGAGTCTCGTAGGCGTGCGAGGGCGCAAGCCCAACAATAAGTTTCATCCCACTATATTTATATAGTGGTCCAGATTCTTTAGGGAATCGGGAAAGATTTGAATGATTCGGCAGTCGGATTACTGTACGGCATTCCCTAATTATGTGAGAGGCACACTCGGTCAAATCCCTGATCGAAACGGTTACGAATGTAGTCGGATTACTACTTTACGGGCCGCACACATAGAGGGCGGTAACGCTACCTATCTTATGGGAGTAGGAGAAGGTTAAGGCGTACCTGTGTGTGAGGAAATTCACAAATGGCATATACTCCTGCTGGAAACGGCCAAGCCCAACTTCCGCAGTCTACTGTCAAGTTCTACGATAAACGATAATCTTGTCGTAGTAAAACTGCCTCTAATTGACTTGAAAGCTGAAATGCCAACAAGGGCGAAGCCGAAAGGCACGCTGAGAGACTAAATGAGATGGCGCGTAAAACAAGAACACCAGAACAGATAAAACAATATCAAGCGGATTGGCGTAAACGCAATCGGGTTAAGATGCGTAAGTATGCCAAAAAGTACCGTGATGCACACAGAGATGCACCGGCACACCTTGAGCGCAAGTATGGGATAACGATTGCGGACAAGGAAAAAATGTATGCAGACCAAAAAAGTTTGTGTGCAGTGTGCGGCGAACCAATGGCCGATGTGTTTGACAGAAATTGTCAAGTGGATCATGACCATGTTTCTGAAAAAGTTCGCGGACTTGTTCATTGGTATTGCAATATACTGGTTGGTGTAGTGGAGAATCATCCAACATTGTTGGAAAAGATATATGCATATCTTAATCTTCACGATACGCGATGCGATAGTCCGATCATACAGGAATGAAAACTGTATGAAGTTAGCAGAAATGTCTAGCTTTGTCCGAGTTTCGGGCAATAACATTGTTGAAGAAATTTCGTGAGAACCTGAAAGCTCAGACTCCGTTCGTGGCTTGTTCCGAACGTCTGGACTTGCCAAGGAATGCCGGTAACCAGTACGAGATGTTCATGTATGTTCCGCTGATTGCTAATACCACTCAGACTACGGAAGGTACTGTGGGCACTTCGATTTCTGTGTCCGTCCTGAATACGACTGCAACCATCGGTGAATACGCTGATTACGCGAACTTCTCTTCGCTGTCTCTGGCTACGGCTATTGACAATACGGTTGAGAACGTTGCCCGTGAAATGTCGTATCGTCTTGGTGAGTCGCTGAGTGGTCTGGTTCGTGCAACTGCTGATGGCGCTTCTGCTGTTGATTCAAGCGTGTTGGTGAAGTTGCCCGCTACTAGCACTTCGAGCTTTACGACTCTTAGCCTTAACGCTATCCGTAATGCTGTTCAGAGCCTTGCTGGTCGTTCTGTCCGTCCGTTTGACGAAGCATCAAAGATGTTTTGTGGTGTGATCCACCCATTCGCTGTTGGTGATGTTGTGTCAGACTCGACAAATGATTCGCCTATCGACATTTTGAAGCATACCCCTGTGGGTCTTGCTCGAATGGAAGATTTGGTGTCTACTGACTTGACTGAAATGATTGAGCTTCCGGGTTCCGGTGTTCAGTTCTTCCAGACCAATCAGGTTACCATTACCCCGAATTACAATGACGGGACTCATGGTGCCATTACTGGTCTGTATGCGCTGCGTACCTACATTTTCGGACGCGATGGCATTTTCAGCATTAAGCTTGGTGCTCAAGGTGATACCGAGTTTGGTGATGGTGAGTGGCAGAACATCAACTGTAACATCGTGCAGAATGCTGAGCCGACTGTTGCCGATCCCGAAGGTTTGATCCCCGGATGGACTTCTTACAAGGTCCACTTTACGACCAGCCTTGGACCGGATACTACGGTTCGTATTCGTGAAATTGACGCAGCTTCGGCAATTTCGTAAGCAATCAAACAGAGTAGACCGGCGCGTAAGGGCTTAGCCTCTCGCGTCGGTTCTACGCTGCGTAAAGGAGAAATAAATGGCACAACAAACTGATGGTTTGGGAGTTGCCGCGAAGATTGCAGTTGCAGGAAACGTTAATGCTGGTGTAGTTACTCCGGGTTATAATAACGTTGTTTTGTCTCTAACGGCTGCTGGTGGTTATCCAGAGACTTATCAACTTGATCCTAATCTTAAGGATGCATCTGGTAACGAGCTTGCTCTTGGTACTGTGTATGCTCTAAGTTCTGCTGGAACTGGTAACGGTGTTTATGCCGGTACATTCCCTGATGGTGGGTCTAGCGGTCTTGTTGGTACACAAGTTGTTGTCGCTGGTTTTTCTACGGCGGAAAATAACGGTACGTTTTCTGTTTCGGCGTCTAGCACTACGTCTATCACGACTAATAATTCTAGTAGCGTGGCTGAGACTAAGGCTGCGACGGCAAAGCAACAGTTTATACTTACCGGTACTACGGGCGCTGCTTCGGGTGGTGCAACGGTTTACATTGGTGTGTTTCCAAACGGTGCTACTAATGCACTTGCAGGAAAAACATATACAGTGACCGGATTTGTGGCACCGTATACGGCCAGCAATGGTACGTATATTTGCACGGCATCTTCAACTACTCGTCTTACCCTTGAGAACGCTAACGGCGTGGCTGTTACGGCTGCGGCACTGGCGACATTACAGGATCAGAGTAACTCTCTTACCTATGTGTCGTATAGTCCTGCGGCGGCTACAGTTAGCTCT